ATTGTGAAGGGCTAATGATAGTGTCTTTTTCTCTTGTAGCCTGACAATATCCAAGCCTTCCGTTCTTTTTGTTTTCTTCTCTTGTAAACATAGTCGAAATGTCTTTGCCTTTACTCACTCGCTTCACTTCCTCTCGACATCAGACTTAAAGTATTATATCCCGGACAAGTTCTGACTCCGTTTCTGGTATCTCTTAATAATGCACAATATGGATATAACGTCATAACCTCGTAGACGTGTTCTGTGGCATCCTCGCCGCGTTGGTCGATGTATTTGAAGCACTTTCCCGGTCTAAGGAAGTACCTTGCGCATACATACGCTTTTGTTCCAAATCTTACGCTTGCACTACTCATTTGTGTTCCTCCTGTAATAATTCTGGATTGTCGAAAATGTTTCCAATAACTTCAATTTCATCGCAACATAGTAAATATTCAAAATTCGATCCGTAATTTTCTTCACCATTGGTCGCTTTAAAATCTAATTCAGAGTTATCCCAAACTATCTGATAAATATGTTCTTTCCCATCATAAACAAGCCAAACAACATCGCTCTCCCAGATCCTCTTACCGTTCTTGTCAGTCTCCCCCGTGAACTGGCAGAGGGTTTCTGGATCGACTTCAAGCCACCTAATTACAGGAGTACAAAAAACCTCAAATATATCATCAATGCCAATGGATATATCAATTCCAATGAATGTCTTGCCATTGTATTCCGCGTAACATCCCTCAACCCATTTTCCATTATCAATCCGCTTTCCCTTGAAAAGAATTTCTCTCATTCAACTCCACCACCTTTTACAATTTCGATTGCTAAAGCTATCGTCTGTTCTTTTTCAATGTATTTCAGCCTTTGCGTGCTGTCATTAGTTCCCAAACATAGTTTAAATGCTCTCTTCTTTTCTTCTTCTAACCGCTCCACAACCTTATCTACATCAAAAACTGTCGGCTGTTCGTCAATAACTGCACCTATTGCAAAATCCATATCCGAATTTCCAAGAGAGTCAATTATTTTGTCTGCATCAATTAAACGCATTTATTCATCCTCCCACATTCCCAACAACCGCATCCTCTCATACAGTACAGCGACGGTCTTGCGTCTGTATCCGTAAAAGTCCTTCGGATTCATCGGGATATATCTTTCTCTGCTGATTTTCCTGTAACTTTTCCGGTGCAAGATATTCTCAATAACCATATCTGCTATCACCGTGTTCTTCGGGCAAGCTGACAAGGCAGCACTGGAAAGCAGGTATCCATACTCTGCCGGGAAGTCTTTCAGCATCGTATTAAGTTTTTCTATGTCCTCTGCCGGAATACCGTAATCTTTCAGCTTTTTGTTCCTTGTCAACATACCGTTCTCCTTTCTATTCGCCTGGGTGGTGCTTGTCGTACATGATCGCCACGCATACAAGACCGACCACTCCGAATATGGTTCCAAGTATAAATCCTAATAAGAATGTAATCATACAACCACCTCACTGTCCGCTGGCATCTGATAATCAATATGTCCATTTACATAGGCTTCCTGAATCATATCCAGTACTTTCATGGCTTTTGCTTTGGTGGAATATTCTCCGAGCAAGCAGCACCAACTCATATCTCTTCTTGCACTTATTACTCCACCCGAAACTTCGATATCGAATAAAAGTTCAAGTGTAGCTAAAACTTCCTTATTCTGACTTCTGATTAACATTCTGCGTCCTCCTTACCTGAATACATCTTTAATTGTTTCATCTTTTTGATAAACAATTTCATTTCATACCCTGTAAGACCAACACAAGTATTTCCGATTCCTTTGCTATCTCCTATATCTGGATCATAAGACTGCAAGATGTGCCTTCCGGATTTTTTATGTAAAATAGATACAATCTGTGTATACCCATATTTATTATTTTTTCTCTCATACTCACATCCATATTTATCTTCTTCAACTTTTGTAAATCCAATTTCTGCTAATTTCTCATCTACTGTTTTAAATAATTTCATTTTGCGTCCTCCTTATAATCCTCAATTGCAGCTATTTTGTTCTCGTACATAGCGATTGCTTTTTTGAGTCTGCTGATTTCAACGTTATATCTTTCTAAAAATTTATCTTTTACAAACTGATAATTCGGTACTGTCAGCGCAATGTACGGCGTTGAATGACCAGAAATTGTTCCGATATCTTCCTTTTTCACGTATCCGATGTAAATGCCTTCTGGAAACTGTGTTACTGCTTTGTACGTCTTTGGTTTTTCTATTACCTCGCATTCCTCAACTCTGATCTTGAAAATATAGTCTCCTAATGTTTTAGTTTCTGGATTGAATTCTCTGTCAATGTCCAAAATGTAGAAATATAATTTTATTTTGCGTCCTCCTTGTTTACTCTTTTATTCCATATTTCAACAGCTTCCTTCCAATCCCATGTGTCTGTGCAAAATGTTAATCCGCATTCACAGTGAATGGCTATTGGATTTCCCCCACTGTCAGGATCGTAAAAAGACGGTGCCCAGTCTCTTTCTGGAATGTATACATTTTTCTCTGTATCTATCTCTTTTCCGCAAAACGGACAAGGTTTTAATTTCTCCATTTTCATCCTCACTTTCCCCATGTAAGCAACTGACACGCTATTGTGCAGTCCTCCATGATTTCTGTATTATTTATGTATCAATTCACCATTCTAATTTTGATACAACCTCGGTTTGCCGAGGATTCGTTATCACTTTCTGTATCTGTCTAAAATTTTCATTATCTTTTCTACATAATCAGCCATCTCAAGAATATCTTCGTCGTCCATCCATTTCAGCCCATATTTGTTTTCAAACTGATTAAGTTCAAACTCCATATCTCTTATCAAAACAAATTTCTCTGCCAGTTCATTTTCTTTTCTGGCATTTTCATCGTATTCGTAAAACTTTTCGCTTTTTCCATGTTCTCTATATATATCTGTTTCGATCTTGGTTCTTTTTGGAGTGATTCTTGTAATCTTAACCGGAATAATTTTTCTATGTCGGAACGTCGATAACCACCCGCAATTCACCGTTCTGGCAATTCCAACGGTATCTCCTACCTTTAAATCGTCTCTGCTGATTTCTTTTAACTTAATTTTCATTTCTCGTCCTACTTTCATTTAACCAAATGCTACCTGCCCGTTATTCTGCATGTAAATCATCGGTGCAGCTTTACGCTCTCCGACTTTCAGATACGGGCAATTAGCTTTCACAAGTGCTTCTGCCATAACCGGCACAACGCTGTTTCCGATTCTTGCTACTTGTTTTGCAATCGGGTAATTTCTCCATTTATAGTCCCGATCAATGATGTAATCTTTTGGAAATCCCTGCATCACCTTTAATTCTTCCGGCTTTAGCATTCTGAGAAAAATATCTGATATGATGTATTTCTCTCCATGAATATCAACCAGAACGTTTACCAGTCCGAACCTGTCTTTTGTGGTAATGGTTCCGAGTGGTTCGTTAAGTACCTGTCCGCATCCTGTTCCGTAATATTTAACCAGAAAAGCAGATATCACGCCGAAGTGTCCGGGTGATGTGGTTATTGTATGTATTGGTCCGTCGCATCTTTGACCGATACCGGTCTTGTAATACTTTGTAATGAATGCAGTTACAAGTCCGTATCTGTTTGAAGTATCAATGGTTTTTATCGGTTCAGTCAGCAATTGTCCTCTGGAATCACCTTGTCTGGTTTCTCCATGATACTGAATGATAAATGCCAACGCATCTTTGTTCTTTACAATGTACGGTTCTGGATTATCGACGATATATTTTTTGATTCCATTTGCAATGCGCTTCTGTGTTGCTTCTGCCAGTGGTTTCGGACGGTCAAATATACTTTTACCTAAGTCTGACCAATCAATGTAATCTCCGCATTGCTCGTATGGCTTCAGACCGTCTGTCCCAAAACGATTATGTGTAGGCTTTGGCCAACTAATCGGCTTTCCATCCCTGCGAAACACTGCGTACCACCTTTTCCGTGTCGTTGGCGCTCCATAATCTGCCGCCACTAATTCCCGGCTATCAAATTTATAACCAATGGATTTCATAGCTGCTATGAATTTGTTATAGTCTTCACCTGCTCTGCTCTTAATTGGCCTTCCTGACTCATCCAGAGGCCCCCACTGCTGTATCTCCTCTACATTTTCCATAATGATTACATCTGGAAGAATTGCCTTTGCGTGCTTATATACAGCCCACGGAAGAATGCGAAGCCCCTGCTTTCTCGGCTGACCGCCTTTTGCTTTTGAATGGCTCGTACAATCCGGGGAAGCCCACATCAACGCTACGTGCTGGTTTCCGATATATTTCTGCAAGTCTACTTTGAAAATATCTTCTGTCAGATGCAGTGTTCCGGGATGATTCGTCTTGTGCATCAGGATAGCGTCAGGGTCGTGGTTGATTGCTATGTCTACTGTTCTGCCGAGTGCCATCTCAATTCCAACTGATGCTCCACCGCCGCCTGCAAATGCGTCTATAATCAGATTATCAATCATGCCTTTTTATTTCTCCTGAAAAGCTTAATTCAATTCCCAGTTCTTCCTTAATAGCCTGCACATAATCAATCCATTCAGCCAAGCCCTGGTCGATATAGTCCGAAGCTTTGTCCATGCCCGTCATGAACTTCTGGCATCTTTTCTGACCGAATCCAAATTCATCATGCAGAACAGCTATCGCCATGATCACGCAGCATTCCGACACAAGCTGTTTGATCTTTTCAGATGCTTTGTCCAGGTCCTTTCTTGCCAGGGAAGTATGTATTCCTGTTACTCCCCTGAATCTGCATTCCTTTTCGAGGGCTTCAAGACCGCCCTCTCTGGTGATTCGTCTAGCAAGGTCAAGACCATCTTCTCTCCCGCGTTCATACTCTCGCATTTTATTCATTTCTTCACCTTTCCGAACCCGTATCCTGTCGGAGCATAGGCTCTATCAGTACTCGGGTGTGCTGTTTTAAGCAACCCATCATCAATAAGCTGGTTTAAATGTCTCCAAATGGTAGCTCTGCTTGCGTCTACCTTCTCACAAATCTCGCTGACCGATGGTGCGTATCCAACAAGTTTAAAGTAGCTTACTACATACATGTAGATTTCTTTTCTGAGAGCCTGTCCCTGCTCGTATTTATTCTTAGTGTTGTACATTCTTTCTCAACTCCCTTTGTTTAGAATCAATAAATTTGCAAAATGCTAAAACAAATTCTTTTGCTAATGGATCTGAATATATTTCTATCAATTCCATACAACGGTCATAAGCTGCTTTTGAATATTCATCTGTGAGTTCAACCAGGTAAAACTCTTTTATTAATTCCCATAATTTAGGCATAAACATTGCCATCATTGGAATATCATCTTTTCTTACGCTTGCCATTTCTTCCCCCTTGAATGTGTAACGTGTAACATAAGTATTTAATTTTTCCTATAATTACCTTTTTATATAATTATTAAAATATACTTTATAGTAAAATATTAGTTACATTAGTTACACTAAGCAAAAAATACAGTATTTATAAGGGTTTGAGGTGTATCTTGGGGTGTAACTAAATGTAACTAAGTGTAACTAGTTTTAGTCAAATGGTATCTCACACTCACACATTTTTTCAAATTCACTTAATTTTCTGACTTTTTGATAACATATCTGTGGACCATATTTTCCACATCTCACCCGTTTCCCGCCATTTTCCCTTTCCCATCCGTCAATGCAGTTCTGCATGATGGAGTGAATTTCGTTGGACTCGAACCTTGTGGGCTTGCGGCCCTCGTTACCCAGCGCCTGTTCATATAGCATTGCAACGCAAACGCGAGGTTCCGTTGTATGGTCTAGCCATTCTTGAATAATTCCAACTCTCACGTCCTCCTCCATAAATTCCTCCTGTTTATCCTCTATATATCGCTGTAAATTCTTCGGAAGAATTAACTTAGGTGTTCTATCGGCCCTTTCAAAAAGCTCCATGGCTTCTCCCCAAGCGTTTGTAAAGTCTGACGCTACGGCCTGTGGATCATCAAACATGGATTTCAGGACGTGTTCTTTTCTCGTGACTATCGGAAGGAATCGTCTATTGCCTGTTCTATCAGTCAGGAAACGGTCATTGTTGGTTGTTCCGGCAAATACACACACTCTTGGTCTCTGCTCTGTTCTGCGCCCATATGGAGGTCTGTACGTGTCCACTGTGGATGTTAAAAATGCTTTGATGCTCTCAACTTCTTTTGCTTTTTTAGTAGCCAGCAGTTCCGCCAGTTCCACCATCCACATACCGCGAAGCTTTTCCGGGGCTTTGTCGCCCTCGACTGTATTGAAGTTGTCGTTATACCATGCGTTATTGAGTGATAAAAGTCTCAGGAAGGTAGATTTTCCAATTCCCTGTGAGCCGTATAATACTGGCATGTAGTCAAACTTACATCCCGGATGGAACGCTCTGCTGATTGCACCTAACATAAACAGTTTCATACATTCCCTGGAATACTCTGTGTCTTCTACTCCCAGATATTCTGGAAGTAGTTTGTTGATATATCCGGTCTTTTTATTCCACTTATTCTTATGAATGTCAGTAAGCATATCAACAACAGGGTTGAATCTGTTTCTATTTGCCACGATATTAAGTGCTTCCATGATCTTCTCCAGACTCTTTAGCCCATATTTTGATTCAATGTACGACTTCAAATTGCTGTCATCACTGTTGCTCCATTCCCTATACATGTTTACGTGCTCCCACGGGAGACTCCCACAGACAAAGGGCGCATATGACAACTCGTTGTATTTAATATGTCCATACAAATCAGGGTCGTATTCAATGGCTTCACACATATTCTTAATGCTCTGAATCATTGTTCCTTTTTCTGTAAAATCAAACTCCGGATCCCTCCACCCTTGCGTTGCAACCCCCTCTGAGTCAATGTGAATGGGCTTTCCTTTATCATATCTAGTCGCACTTGATACAATGACTTTGACTTCCTGTTCAGTCAATGGAGGCGAGCAGGAACTTTCATTCTCAGCCATGGTAGCGGCGAACACTGATTGATCTGACGCTCCTTTCGCCTGCATCATACACGCAAAACGAAAAAGCATCTGATTTCTTTGTCCTGCTGCCACGATATTTGGCATGGTAAAAGTTGTACCTTGTTTCTGATCGTCATGGTTCAGGAAGTATTCTACATTGTTATCGGCCTTTGCGATCTCAAATTCGTCCGGTGAGTATTCCCATTCATACCGATTGCCATTCTTATGTATTGATGGAGGAGCTACTACATACCCGCCATTTCCACGAATATCTACACCATCAATAATTCCGGCTCGGTTCTTTATTTTGCCATTTCCACGATAGTACAAATGGTATCCGCCACGCCCTGTGATAGCCGTCCATGTTTCTGGGAAATCACCGTGTTCACGCTGCCAATCTTCAAGCGAATGGTACCCATCTATTCCGCGATCTTCGTCAATGTCTAAATCAATTACAAATACATTCTGGCTAACTGAACCAGTCGCAAGACCTATGTTTGCATTTGGATATTTCTGCCACCAAGCTTTTATCTGAGCTGCGTCCGTAGTTGCATCTTTACATCCATTTCTGGTAAGCGGAACTTTATCGCGGTACTTTAACGGGAAGACAGCAAATCCTTTTTTGGCATATTCGATAGCCGCATCATACATACTCGGATATTCACTCATTGCTATCACCTGTGAGCTGAATCGAATTTACAACCATCAAACTCACCCCTTTCAAGTCTTTCTTTTAAATCTCTGTATAAAATTTCTTTTATCAATCTTCCAGATGTTTCCTCTTTGCAAAAAACCATATTCATGTTGTATCGGACCATCCATGCAACACTGGAAGCTAAAAACGCATTGGAGTTAAATTTGCTTCGATATTTACCGTTCAAAAGGTTTTCCCAGCTCGAATTTTCGCAGATGAGGTAAATCCTGCACTGCTGATCTAATGCCCGTTCAAACTCTCTTTTGAATCTCTCACGTCCTCTGGTAAAACATGCAGCTAATTCATCTAAATTCATTTTTCGTTCTACCACACAAAATGGCTTAATGGTTTTACGCGCATCGAAAAGCGAACTACCATCTGGCAATACTGCATTATAGGTGTAATCACCATAATCCAATGTTGCTCGACTGTATGGAACGGAAAAGGATTTATACCGCTTCTCCGCTCGTTCAGTCGCTTGTTCTCTGGAATCAACAAGAATCTGGAAAGACTTTAAGACTTCTTTTTGATCAAAAATATCCATTAGTTGAATGGCATCTCCTCATCTGCACCGTCTGGAACTCTCATGAAATCATCTGAACTAGTGCGTGAAGGATTATTACTGTTCAGAACTCTGTCTTTTGGGATCTTGTAATCACCGGAGCGAATTTTATCGACTTTACAGAAGGATGCCAGATTGGTAGCTCTTCCAATGCTTCCGTCATTCTTTTCATATTCTCTTTCATTAAAAAGACCGCCGGCAATCTTACCTTTGAATTTCTGCTCATCCCAGTCAAAGTGGTATCCCGGATTGGATTCTTCAAGAGCTTCTGTAAATGTTTTAAAGCGTCTCTTTGTCCAGTTATCTTTCTCTGATCCGTCATCATTCGGAATATTCAGAAGATAATTGCAGTGCCATTTCTTATCCTCGCTCTGCTGGGCTTTATACTCTTTTGCATAGAAGCCCGTATATTCGCCTTCTGCAATATCGCAACTGATTTTTACATACTGACTTACACTGTTGTTACAAACTTCGGCTCCAAGAATTTTCACCACATAGCCACCTTTTGGAAGTACTTCATAATCTCCATAAGCCTGTGTTTTTTCATAATCTCCAAATCTTTTAATTGCCATGTTTTTTATCTCCTTTTTAAATATTTGTTATAGTCATAGCACATAGAAATAGCTTCTTCTTTGCTTGAACATTTCCTGTACTCGCGAATTGCTTTGTCATGGTATAATTGATGAATATAATGCGATTCGCATCTTATCCGATAGGCGTATCGGCCTATTAAAAATACATACCAGTTTTGTTCTCTCAAAACTCCTTCATAACTTCAATGACTTTTGTAATATCATTTGGAATATATTCCTCTTCAAATGCTCCCAGTGGCGTTCTTGCAGTGTCATTATGAGAAGTGGTTGAAAAACAATAAGTGTTCTCCTGCTTCATTGATCTGAGCAACCAGTTGAACTTACTGTCGATGTTGTTTTTCTCAGTCTTTCTTCCGTTGGTTTTGATTCTGGTAAACTCATAGCCTGCGTCAGTCATTTCTGTTTGCGTGTGGAACAGCAGGATCACTGTCAGATCATCTCTGAGCTTTGACGGAATATCTACCAAGTCCCAGATGCTCGAGGCGAGGTCCATCCACTTGTCATAGCCTTTTTCTTTGCATCTTCTCATTTCGTCTGATACCATTAAGTTATTTACGGTATCGACAACGAAATAATGGATATGTGGTGCTTTTTCTGCAATGTTTAAAAGATATTTGACTATAGTCTGCGGAAAACTGGTCTTTACATAATTGCTCTTATCAGCGGAATACTGATCTCTCCACCCTTTCCAATTCAGACCTTTTCCATCGCAATCACAGTAATAAGTTTCTTCTGGATTGAGATTGCGAAGGGATGTACTTTTACCACTTCCGGGTTCACCCATGATTCCAATTAAGTTTGCCATAGCTCACACCTCCGCTTTGTCGTATACGATATGTTTGCTACCTTCTACAATCAGAAGACTTGTGATCTGGCGCATTGATAAAGTGCTTTCATTGTAAATTTCTGTCAACGCATTATACGCTTCCCCGGTCACTTTTACCGCCATGTCTCGTTCTGACACTACTGCCTTTTTACGTGCCGGTATATGGATTTCAAATTCAGTCATTTTTGTTCCTCCTTATATGCTTTCTGAGCCACTAAAAGCCCATTTAAAGCTTGTATATAGTTCGCCAACGTTCTTGCCTTGTACTGTTCTTCAATCGGATTATCCGGCACTGTAGCAAGTTGTATGTCGATTAATCTCAATACTTCCTGGATGCGTTCGTCCATACTTACACCACCTTAAAGAAACAATAAAGGTTATCTGATGCATCTCCGAACTTTTCTCCGTCGATATCTTCGGCTTTGTGGTATTCGATATGGTCCAGTGACATATCACAGTTCTCGTAGTCAAGGATATAATCGCCTCTTGACTGAAGCTCACGAAGAAGCTCATTAATGCAGCTCACGATTTCCAGACTTGGCAAGAGCTTTAAGATTGCAGCCTGCTTATTCATGCGGACACTTCCCATCTATCAGGAGTCCCAAAAGATATTCTTTTATGGTTTTATATGCAGTGAGACTATATTCTTTAAGTTCAGGCTCATTGTAGATTCTTTCGGATATGTCCCATTGAAATTCGCATTTTCCGCGTTCATAAAGTTCCTTTTTATTTTTTGTTCCATATACCGTCAATCCTATTGAAGAATAATCAAAATTAATGAATGCATCTGGAACTTCATGTGCAACTCTTTTACAGAGTCCGTACAGTTCATCTATTTCTTTTTCGAACATTTTCATTTCCCTCCTGTATTTATTCCCATTCTTTATTTATCTGCTTAACTGTCCAGCATGTAGTAATCGCAAAAGCAATGTTCAGCCAGACAGGTATGTCTATGTATTTACCAGCAAGAACACACGCCGCAATGATGATATACTGTTTCATCTTACCTTTCCTACAATCCATGCAAGGTTGCTGGCTACCAGTGTGGAAGTTGTGACCAACCATGCAATAAACCATTTTCTTGCTTTTTTTCTACTTTCTTCGACAATTTCTGTCGCAAGAATGAACTCAAGTTCGTCCCATGTCGGAACATTTTCACATTTATTTGTGTTATTTCTGCTCATATCGTGCTAATTTCTCCTTTTTTGGTATTTACAATTAGCAGATACGAAGTTATAATTAACCTGTACCTACTAAGTGTGGTTTAGTAAGTGCAACGCTCCGGTTGGTGGGGCTTCACCGCCGGGGCACTATCACTTTAATGCTTCTTTCCCTCTCCAGACATATCCTGTTTCTTCCCAGAGCTTTCTTGGAGAGATAACAAATTCTATTCTGCCAGAACCTTTTCTGTCGTGAATCACTTTATTCCCACGATATGCCGTGCCGATAGGCAGCCACCCGTAGATGATTCCTGCTCTGACAGATGGTGTAGGAATGCCTGTCATTTTACTCACATCTGATACTGTCAGGCGCTCGTTTGAGAACTCCGGCATCTGCGGAATGCCGGATATGATTCTTGCCACTTCGGCGGCAAACTGATGAACTTCTGCATTTTCTTTTATGTAAGTGTCAACTTCGCTCATATATTTACTCCTTTCATTATTGCTTCATTCTTACCACCCTAGCACTAAACGGATTAAAACTGTTGCCGCACTTGCCACAATTGCTGGAATCACATATTCCATAATTGGATGGCGTTTCATATTTTTCACCTCCTTGCTTTGCTTTTATCTCTTAATGCGATTTTTATTCAACCTATTGTATTTCCTTTTCCCTCTACCTATAATGCATTTACAGGCACCGACATGCCGAGTATAACGAAAGGGGAATTATATGGTTGAAACAATTACACGACTGTATCATTGCCACAAGATTCACAAACACGTGACTGTTTATGAAGAGTATGAGGTTTCTGATAGCGGTCGCCACCTACTGCGGTGCTCATGTCCATATCATCAATACACGGAAATGAAGCCGCACTGTGATGGGTATAATGATCATGGTTTTCAATGTGGTTATGCAAAAAATCAATAACCAGACTCACTAACTCATCTGGTCGCTCACTTGGCGATAGATAACAGTAAAGCCGAAGGTCACATTTGCAACAGTCTCCACCAGATTCTTTGCAGTGTTGACTGACGGCTTTATTAAATTGTAATGCGTCCATTTATTCTCCTTTCCAGTAGCATTATTGCGACTGCTGTGTAAAAAAAATATCTATTGCTTCGTCCCTGCTTAAAGGAACTGCGCTTACAATTCCGTGAATTTCACCGATTGTAAACTTCTCGCCGCCGTCTTTCAGTTTGCGGTAAAAAGTACTTCTGTCCATACCAATTGCGCTTGCAACAGCTTCTTGCGTATTTCCATGCTCAACAATTTTACCTTTAAGTCTTGCTATATTTACAATCACAAGTTTTACCTCCTTTCTAGTAGCATTATTGCGACTTTGTGATTATATATTACCTCTTGCAGTCGCATTTGTCAATACTAAAAATCGCATTTTTGCAATTATTTTTGTTGCATATTTGCATCACTTGTGGTATTATAATTTCAAGGAAAGGAGGTGTGGAAATGTCGGAAACTGGTGAACAAATGAAAAAAAGAAGAAAACAACTTAATATGAGTGCTGATGAGTTAGCTGAGAAATTGGGAGTTTCAAGATCAACTATATTTAGATATGAAAAGGGTGATATTGATAAAGTTCCTGCTGAATACATAGATAAGTTAGCGAAAGCACTTAGCACAACGCCCGCTTACCTAATGGGATGGGAAGAGAATTTGAAAACAGACACGGATTTTATTCCAAAGATGATGTCAAATCCAAACATCGTTGAACATGTTAAGTTGCTGGTTGAATTAAGCGAATCTGATAAGAAAAGTGTTTTCGACATGATTGAATTTCTCCATAAAAAAGGCAGGGATTAATTCCCTGCCTTCTTAATACCCCCATTGTTTCTTGAACGAAATAATCATGTTGTATAAAAATTTCATAAATTTTTCGCTATGTATATTCTCTATTAGTTCAATAATCTCTTTCTTATAATCCATAAATAACCCTCCCTGTCGCAACTACCACTTACACTACAGTATATGTCCGGCTGTGGGAAATAGAACCGAACATTAGTTCGTTTTTGTCATTATACCACCTATCCCGACTCTTGGCAACTGCCAAATATACACATGGACTTTTGTTATTTCATACACAAACTTTGCAATCTCAAAGAAAATTATGCTTTCACAGAGGGAAAATGCGAGATCGCAAACTTTTCCACCGCCGTTGTTTGTATGTGGATACTTCTGGACAGAATGCTCCTGATATACCATATACGAATGAACTATCTGCATATCTTTCTGATTATTATTGGAAATTATCTTTTGTGGGGTATGTACAAGACTAAATACCTTATAGATCAGCAAGAGAAGTACAAAGCACTTAAAACATTTCTTTTTCGTCTAAATCACTCTATTTCGTTCTAAATCTTTACAATATGCTCTTAAAATGATAAAATAAAAATACCACGAATAACCGTACTTTACATAATATTGCAAAATCAGCGGTACAAAATACATAATCCGCATGGAAAGTGCGAAATGTGGCGAATAAAGCTATTAGGAGGAGCAATTCTATGAGTAAGAAAAAAGGTGGAAAACTCAAATGGGTAGTTTTAGCAGTTGTCGTTGTTGGCGTTATCGGTGCCGTTGGTGGAAATTCGGATTCAAACACCACATCTTCTTCCGGCACATCTGCAAAGACGGAATCTGCAAAAGAAGTTGATACGCCTACACCAATTGAATACACATCCGTATCAGTCAATGATATGATGTCTGATCTTGACAGTAATGCAATGGGCGCATCTGATAAATACAAAGGCAAATATCTTGAGATCACCGGAAAACTCAGTAACATTGATGCAGCCGGAAAATATATTGACCTTATGGCTGATGGAGATTTTGAGATTATTGGAGTCCAGTGTTACATCAAAAGCGACGACCAGAAATCCAAAATAGCATCCATGTCAAAGGGAGACACCGTTACTTTAAAAGGAAAATGCACAGACGTTGGAGAAGTTCTTGGATATTCTCTTGACATTGAAGAAATAGAATAAAAAATAAAAACCGCCCCGGTATTGGCGTACCGAGACGGCATTTATACATCTCCGAAGAAATGTAATATTCTGGCAAACATATTGTATCATCTTCGGAGCAGTCGAGCAAGACAGAAAATTTGTTCGGCTGTTATTTTTATACCTAAAACAGCTACATAAAGAAAAGAGGAATAAAAATGGCGAAGAAAAGAAAGAAATATCCAAAATTGCCGAATAACTTCGGCTCTATTCGGTACCTTGGCAAGAACCGGAGAAACTGCTTCGCAGTGCATCCACCGGCTACACCGGATGATACTGGCAAACTAAAACGTCCGCCGGCGATCTGCTACGTGGATGACTGGATAAAAGGCTTTACTGTCCTGACAGCTTACAAAGCCGGCACGTATCAACCCGGCATGGAGCGGACTCTTGAGGTATCCCCCACAACCGACATAGACACTCTTATAAGCCGCTTGATTGCCGACTACAATACAATTAAGGGCGTCGAGGATAAACACCCGGAAATCAAGAAATTGACGTTCTCAGATGTATATAAACAGTTTTATGCGTGGAAGTTCCCAGAGAGGACGAAACTGTCATACAGTTCGAAAGAAGCATACCGGACAGCTTATACAAACTGCACCGTTCTGCACAATCGCATATTCGAAGATTTAAAGGCTCCTGATATGCAAAAGGTTATTGATGACTGCAAACTGAAAAAACAAAGCCAGATGGCTATTTTGACTCTGTTCAAGCAGATGTACAAATATGCTGTATATTCAGAAATCGTAACGGAAAATAAGGCGCTATATGTCCATGTCAATGCTGATAATGACACCGAACATGGAACGCCATTTTCTGATCAGGAGATGCAGGTACTGTGGAATAATACCGACGATCCAGAAGTACAGCTCATTCTTATCATGTGTTACTCTGGTTGGAGAATCGGGGAAGTGCTAAAACTTACGACCAACTTAGAAGAAAGATACTTTCAAGGTGGAATTAAAACAAAAGCCGGTAAAAACAGAATTGTCCCGATACATCCTGCTGTATATCATTTTGCCGAACAGAAAGTGCTGACACAAGACGGAAAGCTATGCGTATATACTCAGCAGCATCACAGAAAAGCGTTGTTCTATCCTACACTGAAACGCTTAGGAATAGTCGGCAATCCGAAACACACGCCACATGACTGTCGCCATACTTTTTCCATGTTATGTGAAAAATATGGTGTTCGTGAAAATGACCGAAAACGAATGCTCGGCCATTCCTTTGGCGGAGATGTTACAAATGCTGTGTACGGCCACAGGACACTGGAAGAACTTCGGACAGAAATAGAAAAGATAAAAGTTCCATTTGTGACTAACTGTGACTAACGGAACCTATTTTAATCTTTCTAAAACAACCGAAATATCATTATCGAAATGCCGGAAACCCTATTAAAATCAACGTTTTCAGCGATTTTGCAAGGATTTCCCACATTTCATTTTCATTATTCTAATTATATTTATTGTGACTAACAAATAGAATTTAGAAAATTGCGCAAATGACTGTAAATACAGTGTTTTTGCCACTATTATATTAGGAAACAATATTTTTATTTGTGACTAACGTGTGACTAACGATAACAGTCTAAAATTTCCGGAATGATACTAAATATGTTTATAAATAAAGTTCCCGGGGAATTAACCCCGGGATGTTTTTATATGGCAATCAAATCTTTCCATGTGGCGGGTCCACAGATTCCATCCACTTCCAGAACTTCTTTTCTGAATTCCTGATAAGCTTTCAGAGCGTAAATCGTGTTTGCATCTGCTGTCCATGTAAGTTTCAGGGCTTTGCCGTTTTTGCCTTTAAAGCCTCTGGCTCTTAATATTTCCTGTAAGAGAAGCACGGATGTATTTTTGTCTCCTGCTTTTACAGTTTTTGGTTCAAACATATATTCCTCTCCTGTCTGTGCAGTATTAGATGATGTATTCTCAGGTTTTACGGGTGCGGATGCATCGGATACAATACTATAATCAGGTGTACAGAACTTAGTTCCGGGCATCTGACTGTTAAGATAACTCTTTGCGCAGACACCGCCACCATTTGCAATAATTCCAGATGCACCAGAAGTATTCCCCTCGATGGTATAGAACCTGTCTCCGATTACGGCCGTTACGATGCCAGTATGGGTGAAAGTTCCATTATGATAAAAAATTACAATATCACCGATCTTTGGATTAGCGTTCCTTGTAAACAGATTGCCGAGTGTTGGGCAGTAAACATAAGGCCAGTGCTTCAGCAGTTTCTTTGCCTTCTCTTGTCCGAATGCTTCCATAAAACACCAACTCACGAATGCTGCGCACCAAGGCTGCCCTTGATATGATGGCTTAATGTCTCGCCAGTACTTCGTATAGTTGTTCGAACCGGCGTTTGCAGTCTTACTGTCGAGCTGACTATTATTCTTCTTTTCAAGGTATCCAATCTCATTTTTTGCAATGAGAATCACTTTTTCAATAGCTTTATCCATTGCAGAAACCTCCTCTTTGTAATCCTTATAGAATGCATCCATGTCAACGTTACCACTAATGCCGGATACTTTTCCTCTACTGGAATACTGCCAGCCTACACCAACAGATGGACGCAATCTTTCCTGTACAGAGCCATTATCACTAGCCGGATAACGAGCAATCCAGCAATCGTACTTTTTCAGGGTGTCTGACAGAACGTTATTATACCAATCAAGATTGCAGTAGATACCGACCTTATAACCGGCTTTTTTGATTCTGGTCAGAAATGCTACTGCAATATTCTCAATCGCCTGTTTTCCAAGGTTTCTCTGCTGACTCCATTCAAGGTCGTAGAAGATTGGAAAGTCCATTCCGCGTCCGCCAAGAACAGAAATTACGCTCTCAGCTTCATCAATTGCCTGTGCCGGTGTCAGAGCGTAACTGTATTTATATCCGCCGACAAGGATTCCATTTGACTTGCATCCTTTGTAGTTATGCTCAAAAGAGGAATCGGTTCCAGATTTTTGATGGATTCTCAATATTGCAAACTTAATTTCAGAATTCGATACTTTCGCCCAGTCTGGCTTACTCTGATAAGATGATACGTCAATTCCTTTAATTTCCATATTTTCTCCCTTGCACGTATTTTATTTCACTATTCCTGGTTTTGATTCTGTTACTGTCCCGTCCTCATTCAATACATAGCCATCCTTTTGAAGTCTTTCAATTACCTTCTTATCCCACAGCTCAGGAACATCTGTCCATTTTTTCAGCCCATTGATTACTCGTTCTTCGAAAAATTTAACCATTATTCTTACCTCCGATTGTTGCAACTAATGTAGCAAGTTCGTCAAGTGCCGAATCATGCGTTGATACAAGTTCAGCCAGACCGTCAATGCCATTACCATTAATTAGAATTTTACGATTAGATTCCGCATTAAGCATCTGCATCACAATGTCTAACTTTTCAGACATCTCATTCAGCCTGTTTGAAACTCGATTGATGGCTTTGTAGATGTTCACAATTTCTTTTTTATCCACAATTATCATCTCCTTTGATTAAAAAATAGTACCGCAAATCCTTTTAACTGTCTTACGGCGGTAGATGGGATTTGCTAGGATTTTAGATACATAAGCAGGGGACAATGCCATAAGAGTTGCTGACGTCGTTGTAGTGCGAGTTTCCACTTACGTCCACATGACAGAATTTTCTTTCACTGCCGGAGTAAGGCGAACGTTCCCAATAGTGGCCAGATACAAGGCTATCGTCAAAACGTGGTTTTTTATATCTATTAGCAGTCGCATTCTTAAAATACTGATATTGCTTTCCTTCGCCTGCGTAAGAATACGTTGCACTGCCAAAAATTTCAATTTCAGACAGTAAAAACGCATAATCATTTGAGATTTTAATCGTACTGCTTCGACTTCCTGCAGATGTCAACTTCTTGACCTGCTTCATCATATTTTGAATATAAGTAGGCAAACATTTCTTGTACACATTATTGCACCACGTACGTCTTACACAGCCTTCCCAACCACCACTATTTGTACTTGAACCGTTTATATAACCACATTCATGTGATGCATTATAGGAGGCGTTATATTCTGTCGTAGTGTCTAAATACAACATACGTTCTGTCTGAATTGTAATAGCAGCTTTAGTCTTGCCATTGATAGCAGTCACTAAGTCATCATGTTCGATTCCGATAATTACATAGGCATAATCATTCGCTCTGTGTGACTCACTTACGCCAGTTGCATCCATGGCATTGTGATGGATGGTTCTCTTGTCGCCGACCGCCCAATAGTCGCTAATGTTGATTTTGCCTGCGTAGTGCGCTTCAATCATCTTTTCAATCTCTGCGTCTGTTCCGTCGGCAAATGCGACAATCTTCAAATCCTCTGGTTCCCCAATCAGTCTGTTACCTGCATCGTAGTTATATATGCCATCGGTGTTGTATGGGAACAGTGTAAAGTAATATTGTTTGCCGTTTGTCAGCCCTGTAACTGTATAACCTGTGGTTTTGTATTTATCACGAACTGTGTTATCAACCACAAGTGTTCCATCATCTGGATTTGCGGGATAGCCCGTTTCTTTCATTACAAGTTTTGTACCAGCCCATGTAGAGAATGTTGAACCACTGATTACCGTGTTTTCTGGGTCTTGCCATTTAATTATAACCGATGCATTTGCATTCTCGATTGTTGGGTTGTTTACGGGTTTTGGGGTAACGGTTGTGCCACCGCCTTTTGCGTGGAGCGTTCCGTCTTCATCTATGAATGTTGTCTTGCCGTCAGGCTTAACCTTACCAAGAATTTCGATTGTAGCAATTGGGACAGTCGCATCACTTCCCTTGTCTCCTTTTGGCCCTTTGATGTTTACTGTTTCGGGATTGGCGATTCCATCTGTGTTGCTCCAGCTTATGTTTCCATCAGCGTCCACACTTGGGATGAATGTAGTGCCTTTGTCTCCTTTAGGTCCGGCATCCCCAACCTCTCCCTTTTCTCCTTGCGGTCCAGTATCTCCTTTTGCGCCCATATCGCCTTGTGGCCCGGTAATATTTACTGTCTGGGGGTTTTCAAGCCCTCCGTCATTACTCCAACTTATATTCCCTTTGCTGTCTACAACAGGAGTGAATGTGATTCCTCGCGCACCAGTATCTCCTTGCTCGCCTTTTGGACCAACTGGGCCTTGCTCGCCTTGCGGCCCGGTATCGCCTTTTAGACCTTGTGCCCCCTGCTCTCCTTTTTTTCCAGGGTCTCCTTTTACGCCTTGCGGTCCCGGGTCACCCTTTGGGCCTTGTGGACCAATTGGTCCCTGCGGTCCTTGTGGCCCTTGAATCTTGCCGGCATTGTTCCAATTTGTGCCGTCAAAAACCCACATTTCTCCATTTATTAAATACGCGTCGTTCTTCTCTGCGCTCAAGGGGAGGTCTGCCTCAGATTCTTTTGTACCAAGAATATTGGGAGATGTTCCGTCATTTCCTTGTTCGCCCTTTTCTCCTTGTGGACCTTGCGGACCAACTGGGCCAACATCTCCTTTTTCACCTTGTGGTCCCTGCGGACCTTGAGGCCCTATAATATTACCAACATTTTCACTATCACCATCTGAAAATGTTATTGTCAAATTTCCATCTGTGTCGATACTGACCGCTGTGATAGAGATACCCCTTAGTGATTCTTTCTGCTCGGGTGTCAGCGATTCAAATGCTACGGTGCCATCCGCACCCTTTTCTCCCGGATCACCTTTATCTCCTTTTTCACCCCTTGGACCCTGCGGGCCAGCAGGACCCTCTGCGCCTTTCTCTCCTTTATCTCCTTTTTCGCCTTTTGGACCCTGCGGGCCAACAAATTCTCCGGCATTGACCATCTCTGAAATATCCTCAATGGAACACAATCGTCTTACATCATTAGCCGCAAATGCAATGTATAAGGCTTTGCCAGATGGAACAGAAGGGTCATTGCCAAGAATCGCAACGGGCTCTCCGGGACGAATTTTCGACGTATCAAAATCGGAGTACATACCGCGCCGGAATTGTATTGTGTATGTATTGGCCATATTAGACTTACCTCCTTATAAAAGGAAATTATTCCTTATGTAATTCTTTACAGAATCAAGATTTTTCTGTACATCGTCATTCATCACAAGGAAATTGCCTTTATTATTCTGGCTGACAACTTCTCCTGTTTCCTCGTTTACCTCAGAATAGGTGTAAGCGATACGGCTTCCCTCTCCTGTGCTAAGATTCATAAAACTTGTTAAAATCTTCTTCATGATATTACCTCCATCTGATTGATAATGCTTGATCTGTCGTTAATAAGCTCTGACTCATAATCTGATTCCGAGACCTCTGTTTCTTCTGACTCATAATCTGGTTCCGGGATTTCTATATCTCTTGCGTCTGTATAAGCCGTATCTCCCGGGTCAGTAAATCGCATATGCTCATATTCAGCTTGTCTTGCTTTGATTTCGAACGAAAATTTAAGTCCCGGAGTTCCTTTTATGATAAAATAATTTTGCTCTTTCTCAGCTACCCAACAGTCACCCTCTCCTTCTCTTTGCAAGAACACATAATATTTAATGCCGACATTTGCAGATTCCTGAAAGATATCATCTATGTCAATCATGCAAGTCCCGTCATCCGATATTACAGATTCACCGATATCTCCAAAGAATGGGGTTGGCATTTCATAGCAGTAAAAGAGCTGTTCATCATAGTCTACCGTCGAAACTGATCTTGATTTTGTCCCGCTTACTTTCAACTTCCCTCTGATAGAAGCATCTGCAAGGTCCGTTCCCGTTCCGATGCTATAGAAATGACCACTGGCTTCTACGTGTGTGCCTGCTTTAACTTTTCCTGATGCTGAAACACTGCTCGCTGAAACACTGCTCGCCGAAACGCTAGTATTAAACGAGGCTGAGCTTGCGTGTACAGTTCCTGTATAAAGATTAATTCCTCTGATTCGTGTTCCGTACAACGTGCCGTACCCCGGAACATATACTCCTGTGTTCGTCTCTGAATAGATCTCTCCAGTTGAAGCATCTAGCGTTACTTCTCCATACGTGCCACTTGCTGAAAGCTTTTTAAGTCCAACTTTCCATCCTGCTAATTCGCCCGTGTTAATATAATCGGCATTCATGTACACATTGCCATTTGATAGATACAAACCTTTATTATTACTGTTATCGCTTAGCACATCAATAATCTCTTGTTTAGACATTTTCCCTATGTCGAGATCACTAAGTGCATTGTCTGTATAGCGGTTCGCGTTTGATAACGCTGTCGAAGCTTTATCTTCCGCAACGCTGTATATTGTATCGCCGTTTGTTAACGCAAATGTATTAGGCCTGAGCGTAACATTTCCGTAGTTATCAATCGCAAATGTTGATACCCCAGAACTGTTTGTAACGTTGATGTTTTTCAAGCTAATCAAATCGGCTGAAATCTGGCCAGACTTAATATAGGAAGCATTTATGTACAGATGCCCGTTCTGCATATAAATTCCCTCTTGCTTACCGTTATCCGTTAAAGCGTTAAAAACTCTTTCAAAATTGACAATTTTTTCAGCGTCCAGTTCCTGCCAAGCGCCAACAGTTCCAGAAAACATATATACCTGGCTTGTAGAGAAGTTCATGAAAATCGAGCCGTCATGTTTTTTATATTCTTCACTTTTCCACTCAGATGCCGGATAGTTCTGCAATGTTGGTACATACGTGCCATAATAGTTCGGGATAGTCACATTATTTTGAACTGTCCCATCCACAACATCCTTGGCGATCTGTTCAATAGTTCTACTTTTTAGCGTAAAGTTTTCAACTTCTAATGTGACAGTACCCGTGTCAGCATCTATTCTTAATGTCGTATTCCCGTTATTGTCTTTCGCTGTGAAGCCTCTTGTATTAATCCACTCTGATTGAATACCGATGGCATAGAGAATATTCAGAACGGCATCTCCATTACTATCAAAGCCGGCTTTCCATGTCTGACCCCCATCTACTGACAAAAAGAATCCATCGACACCTGTCTTATAAATTACTTTAGAATCAGCAAGTGTAGGTTTATCATGCCGGTACGTAATTACGGAATCATCTTCTTGTATTTCCTCTGTATAGAAGAAACCTAGCGTGTTTGCTGCAAGCTCGTTCATTTGTTTGAGCTTTACGTCATAGGCAGATAGTTTCTTTTCTATATCTTTTTTTGACTGCTCTACCGCTGTTTGCTGATCACCAATAAACTCGCTTGCATCTTCTTCAGCACTCTTTGCGCTACAACTCCATGATGTTGAACCGCCGAACACGAACTCTATATCTGTCACAAACGATCTAAAGACACGATTCTTTGTATCAATAAATTCAACTGGATCGCCAAAAGTGGCGTATCCGTTGGCAATTCCGTCACATGAGAAAGGACGCATTCGCAAACCGATTAATTGATTTCCAATAGCTTCGACTCCTGCCTGTGCATTGCCCGACAATAGCTGATTGTCAATAGTAATCACATAGCCGTCCTGACCTGACATATATTCGGTCTCATCTTCTACATATTTGACACCTGTTACAATAACATCGTCTACGTCATATTGTAGATTCTGAATTGAAAATAACGCGTGATAATCGTTATTGCTTAACGTACCACCATCAATCACAGTCCCCATTGTCCATGGATTAAGCGTGCCGCCATCCAGATCATCACCATTTGTCCAGTTCTTTACTGCTCCACCATCGTAAATAGTCGTATTGGTAAATGTCTTATCAAACGTAATAATCCTGAGTAAGTCATTTTCGTCGATTCTTGCATTTCCACCGGCTATCCCGGCACACATTCCGATTACTGTACGGTATGTCGCATTAGATGGCGCTTTCCGAATCTGAAAGTCCGCATTTGGAAACATTGCATCTCCAAGAGTGATTCCACATTGCTGGCAGCATTCTGAGAGCAGTTCCTTGACTGTACAAGGAAAAGACAGGTTAGAATCATATGTCTTATCAGCATTGTGCATTTTATCTAAGAGAGAAAGACTTATTTCGCTCGCCGTTGCAGGCTTTTTCGACACAATGTAAGTACCTCTCTTTATAGCTTCTATCCTGTCGGATAACTGCACATTGAGAAAGATAACAAACCTTGCGGCGTTAAAATTATATCCGTCAAAGCGCCCGTCATCATTTACCAATGATAAACTTGCCGTTTTTTCTATTGCTACACCCACCGGGAAGTCCCCAGAGTCTGCTGAATCTACGAGACTATTTCCAGACAGATAAAAGTCTTTTTTGCCTAGCTTAAGAGTTGTACCATTTGACAATGTAACATTTGCTGTCACGTAATAATTTCTGTTTGTAAGAGATTCTTTCTTCAACTGAGTAGATACATTTATCAAATCGGCTCAATCCTCCTTACATTAATAGACAAATCCGTCCACTTTTCTTCCCCGTCTTTCAAAGTTTGCGCAGCCATATTAAAATTTGATGCGTAGAATGTTCTGTCTATCCATCTTCCCGGAACAGTTGGGTCTTTGTGGTGGAATGTAAATTGACTTTTGTTAAGTACAGTATTTAGTATGGTTGCTATTTCAGCCCATGTAAGCTCGCCCCATTGCATGTCATACCCGCCAATTGTTCCCATTGGTGTATTGTGCATAATCAAATCCTGACTTCTTTTAGAGTCTTCCGTAGAAGTGGTTGCGAACACCGGTTTGTAACTATCCGGTGCTCTTATAACAACGTTGTCTATTTTAAATTGTTCCTGCGGCATATTCTTCTCCTTACGCTAACTCAAATGGGTTCTTCCCATTCCGGTTTCTTCTCATTTCAGCTTCACTGATAATAATATCTAACAGTTTTCTGCCAGATGCATTAACTGTAACATTGTAGGTATTTCCATCTCCCTGTCCTTTTCCTGACTCTTCCCGGACGATCTGCCGTAATAGGCTTTCCGGTGCTTCCAGGTTATTTCCTTTCTTCTGGTCACCTAATACCGCAAGGAATTCGCTTCGTGGTGGAATAACTGCGCCACTGGCCAGATATGGGATAGTTCCGATACGTGGAAATGTTGCATGAAATCCAATAGTCTTTGAACCAAACGGTGTTGGAACAGTCCAAGGCCCAAAGGAAAATGCAGATTCAATTCCACCAATTGCATTATTAATCATCCCAACTGCATTATTAACAATGCTGATTGCCTGATTAATCGGAGCTTTAATGAAATTAACAATACCTTCAAATGCAGATTTGACTGCATCTCTGGCGGCATTAAACTTATTAGTGATAGCATTTTTTATCGCTTCTACTTTATTAGATACGAACGTAGCTACGCTTTCCCATGTTCGGGATGTCTTGTTCTTTACGCTGTCCCATACGCCTACAACTTTAGTTTTAATTGCATTAAATACTGTGCTGGCTGTGGATTTAAGAGAGTTCCAAAGGCCAGAAAGTGTCTTTTTGATTGCGTTCCAGATTGTTGAAGTCAATGCTTTAATCGCATTCCAAGCAGTGCTGATGATGCTCTTTATTATACTCAACGCGCCTTTTGTTACGGTTTTAATTATCTCCCACGCACCTGACACAACATCTTTGATAAAACTCCATGCTCCATCCGCAATCTCTTTTATTCCCTGCCAAGCCAGTTCCCAGTCTCCTGTGAAAACGCCTACAAGGAAATCAATGATTCCGCTCAGAGTGTCTGCTACATCACCAATTATTTTAATTAATGATTTCATAACTTTTATTGCTACGGTGCCTACAACGTTAATTATTTCTGCCACGACCGGAAGCAAATTCGCGATTATCCAGTTAATCAAAGGCACTAATACCGACTCCCACAGAAGCTTCAGAGAATCAATGAGTTTTCCGAGGAATGTTTCTATCTTTAAAATCGCGTCCCCTAATGGTCCCTCTAACAGCCCTTTGATTTGTTCCGCCAGTCCTTGTAGCACTGGAAGAATGTATGTGTTATATCCGGTTATCAGAGTTTCAAATATGCTTGATAGTCCATCTGCTATAGAATCAAAGAACGGCTTTACGTGTTCATCGTATAACCTTGATATTGCGTCACTAAGGTTTTGAACAACCGTTAAGACCCCACTTGTTACAATTTCTATTACTCCGAGACTACCCTCGATTGCTGACTTTAAAATGTCCTTGTTGTCGATAAAAGGCTGCGCAATCATGTTAAGGATATCTCTGCCAAGTTTTGCAGCCGTTTCTGTAAGAACCATTCCGATTTCAGCAAAGATTCCGATTAAATCCGCTGTAATCTGCTGTGCGGTTTCTCCACCAAAAACTGAGAAAACATCAGCGAAAGCAACTGCAAGATTTCCCGCGATTTGTGAAATTTCGGCACCGATGTTGAACATATCTATCAGATAGTTCTTTATTCTTTGCGTGTTCTGCTTTAAAAATTTTTCAATTCCGCCTATAATGTTTTGCGCAATTGTTAATCCGATTCTGGCAAATGAGCCAGCGACTTGTCCAATTGCATATGCAAATGAATCTAAGAAATTATTTGCTGCTTTGGTAACTTCTGGGTCAGTGAAGATATCCTTTAAAGATTTCCATATGGAATCAAGGTCTTTCTTTATTCCGTCAAAAATCGGCTCGTAGTCTCCTAACCCATCCCAGAATCCTTTTGCGATTAACTTAGCCAGCTGCTTAAATCTGTCGATTATCTTTTTTAGCGGTTTTGACATCTTATCAAGAACTGTCTCACCCTCTGCCAACTTTCCGTAATCAACATTTTGTACAGCATCTTTTATCTGATCTGCAAGTCCACCAGTCGCACTCGGCGTTTTTGACGATGAATCCGTACTTTTATCCGTTGAGTAATTATTTATTTCATCCAGTGGGCTGAGATACCCCTTTGCTGCCTTAGCAGCTTTCTTAGTTGCGTCCGCTGTATCATTTGTTGCATCCGCCAGCTTTTCGGCATTGTCGGCTGCATTTCCATATTGATCTGCCGTATCAGCTATTGCATCTGTCCCGGCAAGACCTGCACCACTCGCACCTGTTTGGCCAGATGATTTCTTTCCGGTGATTAACTCCGTAAATGACTTGAAGGCATTTGCCAGAGTTGCTAACTTACCGAGTAAGATATTGATAACTTTCAGAACAGGAGTAAAGAGGTTGATTAATCCCTGTCCGACTGTTGCCTTGAGAGATTGCAGCTGCAACTGCATCACTCTCACCTGATTCGCCCAGCTGTCAGATGTCCTGATGAAGTCTCCAGATGCGGCAGACAACTGTTTCTGTACAAAAGCCAAACGAAGAGCCACTTTCTCCTGTTCTGTCATTTCAGATGTGGTTTTGCCATAGCCATTTGCAAGCGCATACTGGTCAAGTGCATTTTGCGTAAGAACGACGCCTAAATCTTTGAGTGTTTCCGTCTCGCCCGTAAATACAGACTTTAGTTTCACATACGCCTCGTCCTGACTGATGTTGTAAAATGATGCTACATCACCGGTTAGCTGCGTCAGAGCTGTTGACATGTCATAAGCCTGCTGTTCCGAGAATCCGAATGACTTAGACATTGCTCCGAATGTACCGACATATTGTTTTGCCATCGTTTCTGACAGCCCGGCTGAGGTCATAGCGTTCTTTGCAAACTCATTAACCTTATCAGACATGGTTGTAAATGTAACATCAACCACGTTCTGCACTTCTGTGAGATCAGAGCCGAGTTCCAGGCATTCTTTGCCAAACTGAATCAGTTTTCCAACCGCAAATGCACTGCCGATAAGGATACCGATTCTTTTTACTATTGTACCAAGGCCCTCAAATTGTCGTCCAAGAAGATTTACATTTCTGCCAGTCCTTGGTATCGTAGCATTTGCTTCATTGAACCCTCTGGATAAACTTGAACCGACATTATCTGCTGAAGACTCCAAACCATTTAAAGAATCTTCCACTTCTCTGGTCCGCTGTTGCAAAGAGGAAAAAGAATCATTTAACTGCTCAATTCCTTCGTTGAGTACAGAATCTATTTTTTGACTAATTCCTTTTACAGATTCAGCCAAGTCTTTGAACGCTGCTTGTATCTCATTTATGCTTGATGATATACCACTTGTATCAAGATGGGTATCAATAATGATCGAACCGTCAGCAGCCATGTGTCCACCTCCTAACTATTTGAGGTTCAACATCTCATTCAGCTTATCTTTATAAGCTTGCTCTTCTTCGCTGAGACGTGTTTTTATATCAATAATGTTCTTGTTCTCTTGATAGAATTTCTTTTCCCATTTATCGAGCTTTTCGCCCTTTGCCTTTTTTGAACGAATTCCAACTACGGTATTAAAAAGACATTCGCCAGATTCCATGAAGTATCCGAAGAACGTCCACCAGTGCATATACGGAACGGCCCTGATTTCTTTTCCGGCAGCTTTGTTTACAGCCGGTACAATCATGTCTCCGTCCTGTTCCCAGTCCATCAAACGGGGTTTAGGCTTATTCGGATTATCATCAGCCTGTCCACAGTCAATAAATTCACATGCTTTCTGACAGGCTTCAGATAAGTGCTCTGGCGGTATATTCTGCCAATCCTCGAACAAGATCTGTAACATGACTACTGCTTTTGCCTGCTCGTCTAATTCTGGGTCGTTCATGGCAACCAGAATATCAATAATTACTCGAAAATCTGTCCTGATAGAAAAATCCACCCCACTGATATTTAGTGAGGTGGGAAGTTCATAGGCGGTCATTTTGCATACTTCTCCGTGTACCTATTGACCACTTCCTGCATTTTTTTCTTTCTTTTTTCAATTTCCGGTGTAAGTGCTTCATTGATTTTGTCCAGAACGATATAGGCGAACACCTGACCATTTCCAAACACAGTTGTTGCGGTAATTGGTTCTTTAAATAAATCCTTAGATGCTTCGTATCCGAGCATATAATTGATTTTGTCCTCAATCTGCTTATTAATCTCTGCCATTTCTTTGCTGGAAGAAACATTTTTAACAGATTCCTGAGCCTGTTCAAAGAAAGTTTCCAATTCTTCCGCTCTTGCCGCAATGTTGATGTCGGTAGGATTCAGTTTGAATGAAGAGAACACTTCACCCTGCTTGTTCGTGAATGTGAAAAGAAGAAATCCATCATCAATGTTTGTGTTAATTGTTTTTGCCATTTTCTATACCCTCCTAAAAATTATTCACTGTCGGCTGTGAATGTGCCGGAAGTAATGTCGAATTTTCCTTTGACACGTTCGCCGGTATAATTGACGGTAAACGGAATCTGATATCCAGATGTATCACCGCCGTAGGAAGTCGGCACAACGTAGCAGTCCTGCTGATATGCTTCATACTTGCCTGCTGTGGCTTCTGTCCAGAGATGAACCTCAACTGCTTTTGTTTTGAGGTTATCGTCTTTGAGGCGTCCATCTACAATCTTCTGCAATGCTGTAAACAGATCAGAAGTAGTATCTGCATAGAATGGATCAGCATCAGAAGATACCTCATAGCCGTTATGTTTAAATGTGGATTCTCCGAGAATGTTTTTAGATGTTTCGGTATCTGGATTGAGTTCTACATTGTACTCTTCCAGATCTTTTCCAAGACGCTCATATTTCGGTGTCAGTCCTCCACAAAGGGAGCCTGCATCAATGTAATGAGCCATATATTTACGGTCAATCTTGCCTGTAACTGCCATAGAAATGTCCTTTCTGCCTATAACTTTTAAAAGGCTGCGTAGGTTAGCGACTATCTCTAATTGATAGCCGGTTGTTACTTGTTATATTACTTCATAAGTGTTTTCGTAGCGTACCGATAATGGCAATAACCAGTCCTGTACACCACTCTCCTGCGGCTCTAATCCATATGAATTATCACGAGTGATACGTTTTATTACTCTTCCTTGCGAAAGCTCTGGAAACGCATCTAAACGTGTTTCAGAACCATTTATAATAACTGGTTCCCGGCATATCCATTTACCGAGATTGTCCAGAAACTTCTGAACAGATAACTTCTGTCTCTCTTTGTCGGATGCTGTTCGATATACCACATAAAATGGATACTGGCATACCTGGTGCATTACGCCACAAACATCTTCTTTTTCTGAATAGATCAACGCCCCGTTATCTGCTGAGAACGCAATTCCTGATTCCTTGCCGAGTTCTTCAAATTTGATTGTTTCATTTTCGTACAGTCCCGGATACTGGTTCAGAAGTGCTTTCATGGCATCTGTCAGAATCTCATATCCGGTCGCATCTTTACCGATGGGTTTATCCGCCATGTCTGCCACCTCCTGCCTGTGCTTTTACTTTACGAATCCATGTGTCACCGTATTGTCGTTTAGCGGCATCAAACCATTTAGCCTGTGCCTGTGGGTGCGCCTGTCTGGTGTATTCAAGATTTTCCTTTGCGGCTGTCTGACCAGAGAACTGGCTGACAAGGACTTTCTTGGCTCCACGTCTTGCGTAGGGGCTTCCAGTTGCTTCGTCAACCATTACTTTACCCTCATACAGAAAGCGCCCGTATGGAGCCGCCGCCGCACATACTTTTCCACTGCCTTGTAAAGATGTACTTTCTGCTCTTGTACGGTTAATAAAATTTGCTGTGATCATTGGCATGAATGGAACCATGCTGTCCATTACCATTCCATCAAGGAGATACTGGGCTTCTTGGTATTGCCTGGAAAATCTATCCATATTCAGTTTGATTTTCATATCTCCATCAACTACGGAGAATCCTTTGAAATGATGAATTTTACTCATATTACTTACCAAGAATCTCGAAATGCGGAATCAGTGTATATGGACCACCTACACTGGTAATCTTGAATACGTTATCCTTATTCTCATTCATGTACTGATAGAATCCGCTCCGATAATCACCATCAGATACCGTTCCGCCAGTCCACTCACCCTCCCAGAAGAACGATTCGTCTGAGAATGTGATAGTATCTTCCAGAGCGTTGTTAATCTGCCTTTTCCACTCTTTAGGTGGCATCCATGGAAGAATCTTGCCGTCTTTATCAGTAATGGTTATATCGCCGTTCTGGATAGCATATTGAACGTGTAACTGTGCGTTGTCAGTTGCGTCTGGTCCGTACTTTTTGAGAATTGCCCCTTTGTCAGTAATGAGGTCAACGCCGGATAAAACGTGAGGGTACCAGTACGCATCTCCAGTCGTGGCTGATTCGTAATAGTTGAAAATCGTCACTGTTTTTTCGTACATGATGCCCTCCTTTTTACAGTTTTAAATATTTATATCTGTTCTTCTTTGCGTATTTAATG